TACTTTGACACTTACTGGTAATTCTGTTACAAGTTCAACTGGTACTCTACAAGGCACCTTCTGGTCAGAAGTAGACGACTCAAACAGCGATATTAGTTGGACAGAGGTCCATAAAGCTGCATAAAAGTTTTGACAAACTTTAATTTTTAACTTTATATAGGAGATATTATGAGTTCGACATATTCGACAAGTTTAAGAATAGAGTTACAAGCCACTGGTGCAAATTCAGGAACTTGGGGTACTATTACAAACAACAACTTTTCTCAATCTTTAGAGTTTTCTATTGCTGGTGTCGTAGATGTAGCCTGTGGTGATAATGCAGTTACAACTTTAACTAATGCCGATGGTCCACAATCTCAAGCAAACAACCAAGCTAGAAACGCACATATAAGATTAACAGGAGCACATGGTGCAGTAAGAATTGCACAGTTCCCAGCTACACAAAAAATTTATTTAATTACAAACGCAACAACAGATTCTGGATCTTCAGGTCCTTATGCTATGACAGCAAGACTTGGTGCATCTGGTAACACTTTAACAATTGAAAACGGGGCTACTAGACTAGTCGCTACGGACGGAACAAACTGGTATGATGTTTTTGCTGGACCAGGAACAGTTACTGCTCCAGTAGACCTTAATGGTCAAACATTAACTTTAGACGCTGATGCTGATACAACTATCTCAGCAGCTTCTGATGACGTTATTACATTTAAAGTTGCTAACGCAAATCAAATAACATTATCAGATGGAGCTTTATCACCTTCTACAACTAATGATATTGATCTTGGAACATCATCTTTAGAATTTAAAGACGCTTTCTTTGACGGCACAGTTCGTATGGATGCAATTGGTTTTGGCACTACGTCAATGACATTACCTACTGGTGATGGTTCAGATGGTCAATTTATCAAAACTGATGGAGCAGGAACTCTTTCTTTTGGAACAGTTTCAACAACAACTAAATTAGATGATATTGCAACAGGTGATGCTGCATCTACTTTAGCAACATCTGCTGGTAATATTGTTATAGATGCTCAAGGAGATGACACAGATATCATATTAAAAGGCACTGATGGTGGTGCGGACACAACTTTTCTCACGATAGATGGTAGTGCTGCTGGAAATGCTACATTTAATTCTGGTGCTACTTTCGGTGGTGCTGTTTTACCATCTGCTGATGATACACATGATTTAGGATCATCTACTTTGCAGTGGAGAGACATATATACTGGTGACTTAAATTTAAATAATACAAAAACTAGAGCTAATGAAGTTGATGGAACTTCAGGTCATTGGACTATTCAAGAGGGTGACGAAAATCTCTTTATCTTGAACAGATTAAATGGTAAAAAATATAAGTTTAATTTAGAGGAGATCGCATAATGGCTTTAATCGTAGGCGGTACCACCGTTACAGGTACACAAACTTTAGATGCAACTAAATTAACAGGTAATTTGCCTGAAATTTCAGGAGCAGATTTGACTAATTTACCAGCACCGACAGCAACGGCTGTTGGAGCAGGCACAGCAGGACTAGGTGGAGCTGATGTTGGATCTTATGGTTTTTTTAGAGAATATCAGGGCGGTCACGGATGGTCAGGACCTTTTGGTGGTACAGTTGGAGGTGGCTCTTTGTATGCATCTAATGCTGGGGGTAATGCTGGTCCTTCACAAAGTGGAACTTGGGTGAGAATGGGTAATACAAACAATCCGGCTGGTACAGATCAACAAACCACGGTATTTTTGAGGCAATCATAATGGCGATCAATACAACATTAATAGCAGTAAGAAATCCAAGATGGCATACATTAAAAGATTTCAAAAGAGATGAAAACGGTGCATCTGTTAAAGACGAGTCAGGTAATCATATAATAGTAGATGTCCTTGATAAAAACGGTAACACTATAAAAGTAATTGAATGTGAAACTAAATGGACTCATTTAGGAGACGACACACAAGAATGGACACCATTTACAGCTAACCCTGAAGACACAGAAGAACATGGAAAAGCTCTTCATGCTGATTTAGTCGCTGGTAAACACGGTGCTATTGCTGACGAGTAATTTCAAAATTAAAAGATAAAGATCTTCTAGTTTCTGTAGGATTTTTTAATTGTATTGGCATTACTAAGTGCTGATGTTTAGCATCAAATATGTAAAAATCTCCTACCTCTGGTTTAAACGACGTTACTTTTTCACCGTGAACATCAGTAAATGTTAACCTTCCGTTTAATAAATTTTTATGTAAATCATTTTTAATATTCATTTCAGGTGTTTTTAAAAATAAAACTGTTGACCAACCAGAAGAGTATCCCTCCTTTGTAACGTTGTGTGTATGAGGTGGATTCCACTCTCCGTCTTTCATATCATTTATCCAAGCAGAGGTAATGTTGTAGTCTTTTATATTTTCATAATCTTTTGTATGAAAAAGTTTGCCGTTTTCTGTCACACAATCTTTCATGCATTCGTACATGGTATAAATTATTTTTGCGGTCGGTAACATATTAGTTACATCTAATTCTGTTTCTATGTTTCCAGCTAATTTACTACCATATGGTTTTAAAGTATGTTTATTTTTTTCATAAATATTATTTAATTCATCTACTTCGTCTAAGGGTAATTCATATTTTCTTATGATTTTTCCCATAACTATTGCTTTAGTTTTAATTTTTTTCCCAAGTTCCCAGCCAGCCATATTTAATCCTTTCTTATCTTATATTTTATTAATTTATAACACCAAATCGATGTCAAGAAAACAATTTAAAATAATTATATTGCAGAACAAAAAAATATGCTTACACTAGGTTCTCACCAAAATTAACAATCATAGGAGAAAATATGGAAAATGAAGATATAAATAAAGCCATTGCCTACCTCGCAGATAAGGTGAGCAAATATCACGAACGACTATTAGCTGTGGAAAGAGATACTGAAAGACACATTAAGAACACAGAGCAGCATTGTTGTGATGATTGTGATTGTAAAAAATCTTAAGACTTAGGAGTCTGACCTAACATATCTTTTAATGATGGAGCAAATACTTTTACATCCCGTTTAATTTTTTCTGCGGTTGTAGAAGTGTTTGGATCATCGATATCAGCTTGCATAGCTTCTTCGGATTCGTATTCTTTACCCGTATCTACATTTGTAATTGTCGTCTCTGTTTTAACATTGTATTTTGGAACCACTCTACCATCCTCTAACGTAACTGTTCCAATTTGTTCTGCGTTTTTTATTATTGGCATTTTACTATCTCCATCTTAAATTAAAACTTAAAATAATTCTATCTTGATTAGAATTATTTTGTTGTACTTCATGTTGTAACCATGAAGGAAAAAAAATCAAGTTATTCTCTTTTGCTTCCCACTGCACACTATGTGCAAAATGAACCGATAAGTCTTGGTTTTTAGGCGGGTCAAGCACTTCGGCTTGTGGTCTTGGTTCTATAAAAACAAGATTGCCACTATTTTTTGGAACTTTTAAATAATACACCCCAGATAAAAAATTTAAGGGATGTGTGTGCACTGTGTTTCTGGCACCTGGTGGATTTATTATGCCCCATAATCCTGTCATTTCGGGCCCGTATTTTCTCTCTACACTTAATGCGTCAAAACACTCTTGTGCTTGAAACATTATGTCTTGAGTTATTTCTTTAAACCCTTCATGCAAAAACAAATCCTCCTTGCTGTGCCAACCTTTTACGTTTGATTTTGGTGATCCAACTTTATCTTGTTTTTGTAAATCATAAAGTTTTTGTTCTAGATTATAATTATTTTCTAACTCTGTGGTAAACACAGGAGTAATAAACATACCTTGTAATTTCATATTCATCCTTTCTAAAGTTGACCTTTTGTAACCTCCATAAAACTTACAATTATGTGAACTTGATTAGCAGCGTTGGCTTGCGCTTTTAATACATCAGATTCTTGCAAAACAAGAGGCTGAGATAGTAATTCTGTTGTAGTGTTAGTTGCAACACTTTTTGCTTTAAATAATTCAAAAGTTGCAGATGATCTTAAAACTTCTAAATCAACAAGTGTGGTGCTACCTGAGTCATTACAAATTAGAATGGATTTAACAACATCCGTTGTAGGTGGCACAGGAGGTGTGGCACCAGGATTAGCTGTCGGCACAGTTAATATGGTTGTTAAATCTGTTGATGTTATATCAACCATTGCGCTTTTAAATGTGTTAGCCAAGGAAAAAACCCTCCGATTCTGTTTCTTCTTTTAAATCTTGTTGATAGTTAGTATTTAATAAAAGTATAATTTGATCAAGTAATCTAATCATTTGATCAAACTGACCAGCATCATACTCTGGTGTAGCGTTAGGTAATCTAGTGATTGTAATTTTAGCCATTAATCTTTTTTCTTATACCAACACGTTAAAGTAAATCTAGCACCCTTTATAACATTTAAAACAGCGTGCTTATACATTTTTCCGTCCATGTAATAAGTTCTACCTTTAATAGGAGCAATTTGTACGCCCTCTACAATAGCCTCACCTCCAACAAAATCTTCATTTAAAAAAGTAACAGATGTACCTGTTGTTTTGTCTGAAGCATGGTCTAAATGAAAATTTTTAGAGCACCCTGTATCATATACTACTATTTGTGACCAATCTACTTCATTAAATAATGGGTGACTGTTGTTAAAGTCAGCATTTATTGTATTTTTTACTTTTTGCACAATATTGTGTGTTGAGGATATCTCAACGTGGAGTGATTCATACCAGGAATTCCAATCCTGTTTTTCAACAAAAGGCCTCAATTGATCAATATCTTCGTTAGATAAAACATGGTCTTTAATATATATCATCGTCTACCGTCTGGTCTAATTTCTAATTTCTGTGAACCAAGTCTCCAAGGTGTATCATCTATTGTATTAGTTGTATACCTTATTTTAACAGCTCTTCCTCTACCCCTAACGCTTACTTTTTCTGTCGTGCTAGTGATACTTGCGTTTGATGTAACATTAGAAGAGGATTGAGGGTATTGCTCTAATGTAAGTCTAGCAGTCATCGTATTTGTTAAATTATCAAAATCTGGTACCAATTTGCTAATAGACATTAATTGATCACCATCGGCTATCTCTACAGAACCAGTTTCTAAAAATGCTGTTATGGCTGTGCCGTCTGCCTGATTATTACCCGACTCATGTTCATAAATAAAAGATGCACCAGCCGTTAATCCTAGTATGGTGGACACATTAGCTGTGGCACTAGCGTTGTATTCAGTGGCTATCGGTTTCTCATATACGTAAGCACCAAGCCATGTAGTTCTACCGAGACTCAAAGTGTACCAAGTTCCTTCCAAATAATTATATGCAACTGCTCTATCTATTTGTGATGCATTAGCTGAAGGATAGTACCAAATTATTTCATTATACGCTGTGTTTAATCCTACAGCTATGTCATTTTTGTTTGTGTAGCTAAGATCATCAAAAACAAAATCTTGAACAGAACATGGCATTTTTTTGACAACACCATCGTAAAGGTAAAATGCATCATCAGACATCCAATATGCTTTACCATTTACCTCTATAGCTGCATGTTGAGCAATTAAACCAGCGTTAGCACCAAGTTGTCTTAAACCAAAAGTAAAAGGTGTGCCAACAAATTGAATACCGTGCAATGACGTGTCTGTCCAAACCAGTATCTGTCCTGATGATTTTACGGCCCCCACTATTTTTGATCCATCTGTTATTCTCAAAGATCCAGCTTCGTTTGTAGCAACAGGTGTGTAGTCTGTTGCATCTTCTCTATCTGAAAATCTAAAAAATAGATCATCTTGAGTGTCAGGGGTGCCGATTGTAGTTTCTGTGCCAAATATTAATAAATGTCTTGTATCTGTTGAAACAATACTAAATCTTGATGCAGTTGGAGCATTTGACAAAGCTGTTGCTCTTGAAGCTAAACCTCCTGACGTGTCCCAAATAAATGTGCCACCATCTAAAACAGTTGCAATTAAGTCTTCACCAAAATTATCTAATGACCAGTTTCTTCCTACTATGACGACATCAGATGCAGAGCTAGCCGTGCCCCACGTGCCACTGCTCCAAGTGTCTGTGCCCCAACCTAAACCATATGTTGAAGTTGCTGGGCCCACATTAATTTGATATTTTGCATTACCTGATCCACCGCCTCCAGATGTTGATCCAGATGCTGTGCTAGTGTGCGTCACTGTATAATTATTTGCATCTGTAATAGATGTAATTTCAAATTCTTGATTCATATCTAAACCGTCAATTGATGAAAAAGAGTCAAAAGTTACAAAATCTCCTTGTATTGCGTTATGACTTGTATCTGCCACGGACACCGTAGTAGTGCCATTTGTTGTAAAAGGATTGGTCAAAGCTTGTGTTTCACGAATAGGTGTAATGTCAAACACAGCTCCCTCGTTGTAAATATATAGTTTTCTATCTGTGCCTAAAGCTAAATATCTTAAACCATCTAATCCTACCCATGAGTGAGTATCTCTTACCACTCCTACAATTGTTCTATTAGGATTAGGTAGGTTTGTCCATCCACCCCATCTTTCTGGTTTTCCATAGTGAAATCTAACAAAATCAGAATCTATGTATTTTCTTTCATCTCCTGCAGAATATGCAGTATCTTGTTTATCTACGCCAGGACGAAATTTAAGGTCTACTAATTGCATGCTTTTATAATAAATTACTTATTGTTTTGAGGCAAGAATTGAGTTCCAACATTACCTTTAAATGCATAATTACCATAGTGTGTCATACCAGATAGAATATCAGCATATATTTTGCCACCCATATTTTGCCATAAACGACAAAAAGCGTAATCTTCTGACAAATATCGCCTTGTTTTTGGCTCTATCATAGTGTCAAAAAAAGCATAATTCCAATCAGATGTTTTATGATAATCAAACTCTTTGTCATGAGATTGATTAATGTGTTGGTCTGGTTTAAATTTAAGATCCGGATATATTCTTGCCATACGTTCAAACACCTCTCTTTTTATCATCATAAAACCAGTAGGTCCGTCCAATACTTCTATGAAGCCTTTTTCAAGTAATATATTGTTAGGATCTTTGACATTTAAATTATATTGCAATGATGCAGCCAATAGCTCATCTTCTGAAATATCTGGTTTATCTTTTAGTCTTTTTTTTACTTTTATCCAATCTATGGTTTTTCTTGGATAAATACCAGTTACAACATCT